TACGCAACAAGTAGGCAGGGGATTTTATGACTCGGCAACATTAGTTCCATTTGATTTCATTCATTGTTACTTAAATATTCCTGATACATCAGGGCGTGATAGTTTGTTTCAAGCAGAAGCCCGCCGCTGCAAAAAAATTCTGGACTTTATTAAGCAACATAAATCTAAGAAGCATTTTTGTATATTTGATGAATTATATTCTGGAACAAATCACTACGAGGCAATTGGAAGTGCATATGCTTATTTGAAATATATAGCTGCTATATCTTCTGTAAGATTTATGTTAACAACGCATTTTATTAAGTTATGTGAGAAGCTCAGCAAAACTAAGAATATTACCAATATTAATATGGAAACGAGCATAGAAAATATGGAGTCGACGTATACTTATAAAGTTATAACAGGAATCTCGAAATCCAAAGGGGGGATTTGTGTTCTGAAACAACTTGAATATCCAGTAGAGATTCTAGAGATGACGCAAAATATCATTGATGAGTTGTAGTGCTCGTTTAATCTTTTTATAATTAATGTCATTAGTTATAAAATAATGGGACGAGAACTCTTCATTAGTTTAGGCATTACAATTTTAACAAGCGTTACACTTTTTTTATATTTTAGACATAGATTCAAGGTAGTTGAACATAAGGTAAACACTATTTTTCAATTAGTCCAGAGTCATTCGCGCTCCGCGCCCATGAGACCGCAGCAACATATGCGCCCACAGGGCGGGTTCGCGCCTCCCCCGGGAATTGTTTTAGAGGAAAAGAGACCAGACCAGCAGCCACTCATTGAAGTATCTGAAGATGAAGATTCAGATACCGAAAGTGAAGGATCAGTTACCTCAGTTAGTGATGGCGAAGACAGAGGTCCGCTGACTATCAGTTCATTGGATGCTAGTGAGATTAAAGATATCAAAATAGAACCTGCAAGTAATATTCTATTGGCGGAAACGCCCCCACAGATAAATTTAGATAGCAATAGTGACGCAGGATCTTTATCGGATCAGTCTGAACTTAGCAGCGTGCCTCCTTCAAATCCTTCTCCGACAAAACCAATTGAGTCAACAGATTATAATAAGTTGAATATGGTCACCTTAAAACAGATTGCAGCAGACCGGGGACTTGAAGGATTCAAAAAACTTAGAAAACCAGCACTGGTTGAATTATTAAGCAAATAATTTCTTATTGTATATTATTATAATGAGTTGGGGAACATGCTATGGTGCTTCTAATAATATACATTTTGATTTTCCGCCACTAATGAGTGATGGCCGAAACTTTGCCAACTGGGATCCTGCCTGTGAAATTAACAAAAAAATAAGACAAAAGAACCACATCACCAGCAATTACAAATATCGTCAGTTTCTAATTAAAAATGCTGATTCCATTATTAAGAAAAACCAGCGCGATGCCTGTGATGACTGCTGTGGTTGCTGGGAACAATTCAAGAAGGTGCCCTCCACACCAGAGAGTGCATATCTGTACAAATCGTGCACAGATAACAAACGCCCTTATGGTTACGAAACCTCAGATTTGAAGAATCTGTATCTATCTCGTTTTGCACTCCAAAGCAAAATGGAGGCGCCAATTCTTACGCAAGAACAATATCTAGTGAGACAAGAGGTAAAATATGGTTCTATGTAGTCAAAATATATATTAGAAATATTTTCATATTCATTTTATAGTAATGAAAATATTAAGTATCGACATTGGTATTAAACATTTAGCATTTTGTTTGTTCGATATCAAGTCGAAAACAGATTATCGTATTGATAAATGGGATATTATAGATCTTTGCAATGAAGAAAAAAAAAGTTGTGAAGGTACATCTGATAAATCTTGTGGACGTACTCCGAAATTTACTAAGAATGGCAAACATTTTTGTAAAATACACGCACGCCATCAAGAATTAAAGATACCATCACCAGAATATAAAGTAAGTCGGCTTAGTAAGCGCAAACTTCATGAATTAAAAGAACTTTATAATGAACTCGGACTGAAAACAACACAGAAAATAAAGAAAAAAGATTATCTTGATCAAATACTAACTTATTTGAATTCTAATTTCCTCGAGTTTATTGAACCGGTGAAAGCGCAGGATTTTAGCATTGCAAAATTAGGGAAAAGTATAAAAATACATTTTACGGCTATTATGAAGGATATTTCAATAGATCATGTGATTGTTGAAAATCAAATAGGACCTTTAGCAAATCGCATGAAAACAATTCAAGGCATGGTGATGCAACATTTTATTGAACAAGATGTAAAAATATTAAAGGAAATTGCGGCTTGCAATAAACTGAAAAATTTTATTAAAAGCGGTAAAACAACCTATAATCAAAGAAAACAATTGGGAATTCATGTAACAAAATCACAACTTAACACCAACGCAAACTTCCATATGTGGCTGCAATTTTTTCTCAGTCATAAAAAGAAAGATGATCTAGCTGATTCTTTTCTACAAGGACTTTGGTATCTGGGTGATCTCAAATTAATATAATTTGCGCTGCGTCTTACTTAAAATTATAAGTTCTAGTTTAAACATAAATAATGACGAGTAATGTACCGCATGTGATTAATTTGGGCAGCACATCAAATCCAGGTCAACCGCGATTGAGTGTTAGCTCGCCTGCTCCATCTGGGGCTGTTAGATTAAGCTCGCTTCCTCCTTCTCGACCAAAATCCGTTAATTTTGGACCTGGTGTGGAGATGTTAATGAATCCAAAAAAACAGAACAGAGATGGACAATCGCCAAGTATTACCCTTGAAGATTTAGGTTCCTTAGATGCAAAAATCAATGCGGCTACAACTCCGCGACGATCAATGGCTGATGCTCGCGCAGCTGCATTAGGTTCGAGCGCACCCGGGTTGAAGCTAAACATCACGGAACTTAAGGATAGGAAAATGAAACATATTGGAGGCCCACAGCCACACGGACCACCCGGCGCTAACCCCCTATCTTCCAAACCTTTATCAGGTGTGGGTGCATCGACTGCGGAGGAAGCCAAGAAGCAGACAGAAACTTGGGATGGTTTTAAAAAATTTAATAATATTCCGGTAAATCCAAATGTTGAAGCGCCAGCTAAACCTCAAATGACCCAAGAACAAATTTTACGAGAGAAAATTATTTATTTGCGAAAGCTAGAAGCATTGGCAAAGAAAGGTGTAAAACTTACCAAAAAATATACAATGGAGAGTCCTCTAGCAGAGATGAAGGGAGAATATGAAATGATCAAGTCGGAGAGTGAAAAACATAGCAGTGTTAAATTTCAGGGAAAGATGTTAATGGCTGCAGTATCAGCAATTGAATTTTTGAATTCTAAATTTGACCCTTTTGATATAAAACTAGATGGTTGGGCAGAAGCAGTAAACGAAAATATAGATGAATATGATGACGTCTTTGGAGAATTGCATGAGAAATACGCAGGCAAGGCGAAGATAGCACCAGAATTAAAGTTGCTTTTTATGCTAGGAGGCAGCGCCGCAATGTTGCATATGACCAATACTATGTTCAAGTCGTCATTACCCGGTATGGATGATATCATGCGTCAGAATCCAGAACTCATGCAACAATTTACCAATGCCGCCGTACATTCGATGAGAGAAGAGCGACCCGGATTTGGAAACTTTATGGGCATGGCAATGGGAGGAGCCCCGGGTGGACAGAGAATGCCGCCACCAATGCCAAGACCCGGACCCGCAAACCGACCTGACATCGGGATGACCCGCGGTCGCCCAGAATTTTCTGATGCCGTTAATATGGAGAGCGCATTCAATAGTGTTGAGAGATCGTCACGCAAACCAAGGCGCGACATGAAGGGTCCGGAAAATATTTCCGATATTCTTTCAGGGTTAAAGACCAAAACGATTAATATTCAAAAAGAAAAGAAGGAGGATGAAAAAAGCACCATTAGCATTGACGAGCTTAAAGATATTAAAGGAAAGGTCGATATCCCGCAACGTTCGAAGCGCAAGCCACGATCAAATCGCAACACAGTATCATTAAATCTTTAATATGATTTGAACTAATTTTTCAAGAATACAATAAAAATATATGCTCAAAACGATTATAATGGCTCCTCCAAAGACATAATTAGGTTTTTTCCAATAAAAGAATTTATTTATTTCCTCGCGCAGTTTTTTTTGATTACCGCGTTCTATTAACACCATGTGTATTTTTTTCTTATTAGGATTCATTAAATAAACACGATCACTCTTCATATTTAAAACTATCAAAGCAGTTTTAAATATAATTTCGAAATAGCTTATATTATGATAGGTATTTTATTAAGTGAAACATTAGAGTTAATGTACACTTTAGGAAAGTTTAGCGTGAATGGTGCAACATGGGCATATAACTGGTACTATGATATCCCAGAAGAACCAACTATCGCGGATCTCAAAGCCCGCATCAAAAAATTAGAAGATTTAGTTGAAGAAAATATTCCCAAAAAACATCTGAAAGAAAATTAATAAATACCATCAAAACCATCTATCATACGCAAATGATTTCGCTTTCGGCGCTCCTTTCTTGCCTTATTAAGAAGTTTAATCGCACCATTGATCTCTTTTTGTGATACATTACCATCGCCATCCAAATCTAATGCCTTTTCAAATTGACGATACTTATTAGGAATAATGCAATAAGGACTTTCCTCATGGAATAGATGACCTGATAAAACATTAAATATTGCCGTTAAAGCAAGCGCTTTAAGAATATCACGGCTACCCATCCACGATATTGCAAATACTAATGCTTGTCGCGCATACCTATGCTGCAAATGTTTTTTTTGTGCTGCCGTCAGATCAATAGTTATATATTTTGAGCCAATATTAAGCGCCAACATGACTAATCCAGCAAAAAAACGACTTGAATTTAGACTTTGCATAGCTTTGCCTATCCAATTAAACATACTTAATATATATCTATATTAAATATTTATCCTAATAAAGATTTCATTTGTGTAAACCCGTCACGCACTGCACGTCTTAACTTTCTTTTATTGCGATTCTTAAATCCCCTTATATTATTGGTAAATGTCTCCACCCTTTTTTTGTGTCCATGGCGATTTAATTCAATTAATAAAAAAATAACTACTGCAGCTATCAATATAAAATGCACATGATTCTTCATTATATTATAAAGGCATTTTAAATTTCCGGCTTGCCGACCATCCCTTTACTCTCTCCACCAAATTGTCCGCGTGCCTCTTGCGACTTTAACAATGCATTGACCTTTCTTTTTCTATCTTCATCTACAATATTCTTCTGGCTTACGACAGCCTTGGGTTTAAGCATACTTGATCTACCTAATCCCTCTTTTTTGCTACCACCTTTTGTTTTAAGAGTCTCTTTTGTTGCATCCTCTTTTGTTGCATCCTCTTTTGCCTCCTCCTCTTTTGCCTCCACCACTTTTTTATTCTTCTTGGTAGCTTTAGGCGGGTTTTCTAGCCCTTCTTTCTCGTTATGGATCAAAATAATAAATATGAATGCCGCAATCAACCCTGTATTTCTACCATGAGTCATGGCAATATAAGCAATAATGCCCAGAGAAATCATTTTGCCTAAAACGGATCCAGCAAAATCTTTTAAAGCATTGGGACTATTATACATTAGTACTAGCAAAATGATGATTAATGTAGCCTCAAGCGCAAATTTCATTTATATATATATCTAAGGATATTTTTCCGTGTAGATAACAAAAAATAATCTTATTTTTTTATAAGAATGTCTCAACCTTTACAATATTCTATATATGAGGATGACGAACAACCATCACTACCCAAAAAAAATAATAAAAGAAATAGAACATATAAAAAAAAACCCGTGAGTAAGAAGGTGCAAAACTTTCTAGAAGCCATGGATAATCCCTCTGGACCAGCAGACTTCTCAGCCAGCCCACAAGAATATCCCGCACACCCACAAAAACCCGCACCATTAAAACGGAAAAATGATAAAGATAATACAGATACACCAATAGAAAGTTTTACACAACTGCCAGGCGGCGCATGGGCACCCCCCAATCAAGAATATTACAACCAATATGTACCATACTTTACCAATACTGTAGAAAACCCCCGCATTGATGCACCCAAAGCAGAATTAATGAAAAAACTAAATTATATGATCCACCTATTAGAAGAACAACAAGATGAAAAAACCGGAAATGTCGCCGAAGAACTTATTCTATATCTATTTTTAGGCATATTCGTTATTTTTGTCGTAGACTCCTTCGCACGCGCTGCCAAATATACCAGATAAGCTATATACTAAATACAAATTTAGTATCTACCAATTATGTCAGCATGAACACCTCTTTCGAGAGAAAAGGTCTGTAGGCAAAATTATAAAAATAATATGAAGTTGTACTTTTCAAGAAAGGGGTATGTTTTCTCTTTAGAGATTGTGATATATAGATATTATGTCCTAGGTCTTCAACGAGAAGATATTTGTATTTATAAGGAATAAGTGAGAGACAGCTAAAAAACTTTTTAATGAAAAGTGTTGTATGATTTGGATCTGCGCAATAAGATGCAATCAGATCAATACTCATCCCATTATCCTTATATTTAGTATAAGGGTTGCGGAAAATATAACATCCCCAAATTTCTCCGTGATCTTGTAATAGATAGATATATAGTTGTTTTTTTTCAAGTAGATATTTTATGTTTGAAAAATCTGCATGAACATAACAGGGAATGTTTGGCGCAACTTCCTGCATGATATTATAAAATAGATGAAAGGTTAATGGGGTGATAGCGAGCGGTGGCGCAGGATCTTTCTGAATATTGAAATTATGGGTATAAAATCCATATGTATAGTAACATGTCATAGGTACAATAAAGGTCGCTGTTCCCTCTCTTTTAAAAAGGTATGCGGCAATAGCATGCTCTTGACGACTTTTCACATAATGTGTATAAATTAGTTTTTGTGCAACACCCTGTTTTCGTTTATTCTTTGCTACACAAAGATAATCGACATAATAGATATCTAATTCTTTGCCGTGGAGAGAAGCATGCAATGGCCGCGTAGTCATTGTGCCGATACACTTATTCGTCGGGGTAATTTGTTTTGTTTTATAATTTATCAATGGGCTATAATCCAAAAGTAAGCTAAGAAAACAAGGATTAGTATGTCCTTTGAAATAACTTAATATACCATCGCGAGGCGGCTGATAATGAACTTCTTTATCAGTTAGAAAATTCTGCTTATTCAATCTATAAAATAGTTCTTTTTTTTCCGTTGATTGTTGTTGAAACGTAGAAAATTCAACATATGGATCGTAGTATTTCCCACCGCTTTTTGGAATATCATGTTGAATAATGCCAGGCGGAGAGAACCAATAATAAAGATTGTAAAAATGAAAAACTGGTTGTATAGACCAAAATCTAAATTTTACTTTACAAATAATTATAAAGAGTGCATATAGGATAAGAAGAACTAATAGAATGTACATTGCCATCATATTAGTTGATGTATATAAAATATTTTCTATCACACTCCTCATCTATTCAGGCTTTTGTAATATATAGATGTACTGGTATTCATACTGGGCGGCGACCATATCAATCTTACCAAGTAGAATAAAACCGACTTCCTTCGCCAATGAGAGAATGTATTTCTGCGTAGGCATGTAAAGTGTGTGTACATTTTGCCGAACATGTTTGGTCGCGTCATCTTTGAATGTTTCTGTAAAGATGCCTTCATCATCTGCCTTGTTTAATTCAAAATTAGCTTTATATTCAAAGTCTTTGAATTTTACTAAAGAATTTGTGATTCTTTTCTTTGCGAATTTTTGTGCAGATACCAATGTTAATGGATCGGCTGCTGGTAATATAGGGTCAAACTTATCTCTATTTACGAGATGAACTATTAAATATCCACCGGGCATTAGCCAATCAAAGCTATTGCGAAAGAATTTCATCTTATCTTTGATATAATAGAGAGTGAAATAGAGGCAGGTGATATGTGTGAAAGAATCTGCTGGAAATAACATGTAGTCGAGAGCATCGCCTGTTTTAAATTCCCAATTAGGATATTTTTTTTGCGCTTTGGCAACCATATCAGGAGAGATATCTAAACCTATAGCACTCATGCCACGGCGGTTAAAAGCATCCACGTGATGACCTGAGCCAGATCCAACATCTAATATAATGCTTTCTTGTGTTGGCTTGGTGATATTAACAATTTCGCCGATTTCAAAATCATTTTTTACGTTACTAAACACAAGATCGTCATAAATGGTAGCATAAAAATTATCATAAATAGCATTCCCCCTCTTTAACACAAACTTGTCCTTCTGAATGAAGCCCTCACGTACGGGATGGAATTTTCCAACCAACATGGATATTAGTAAGAGTAGGAAGACCCAGAACATCATTTGCGTCCATATGGAAGATTTTGAATAGATTTTACATATTTTTTTCATAGTAAGCATCCTTATATGTATTAATGGTATTTTTTTTGTATAAAAGTAAATATAATGAATGAAAACGAAATAAATGATATGCGAAAGAAAACAGACTTCAGAGGCATTACGTTTTCAAAATTTAAGAAGAATGATGCCAAAAAAGAGCTTCTAAAGTCTTTGTTTGAGAGTAAATTAGAGCCTGCATGCTATTGGGGTGCGGAATTTATATGTGCAGGACATCTTATCGATCTTTGGGATATCATATTACATTTTATGAGCAATAATATACATTTAGGAAATCCTAAGCTGCCTATTTATATAGAGTTAAGGTTTGAAACCTTTAAAAATATTGTCATGAATGGATATGTTGGACAAGAAATACGTTTACGAAATAATATTAAAATTAGGCAACTCTTTGCCGAAGTTCTGAGTATATTATGTTTATCAAAGAAGAAAAATAGTCTTGATAAACATCACATAAATAAAAACGATTTTCATATGGAAAATATAACAAGCAAATTAAAAGCCGATAATGTAGAATATGCAAAACCAACCTTTCGAAAGGGCGATCCCAAAGAATTATTTATTGCAATCAATGAGCTAGCATACCATATTACTACAGACTCGCGTAATATGATTGATGCATGCTATTGGGTCGAATGGATCTTAGAATTTGAGAGAATATGTATTGCAAAGAAGGACAAGTGTCGTATTGAAAGACGGAGTTTCGCTCCAGTGTTAGCAAATCAGCAAATGGATGTAATATGGATCATTTGGGAAGTGTTTCTGAATGAAGCCAATAAAAAGATAGATGGAACCAAAAAAATTATTTTAGCCCTTCTTAATCTATTTTGCATACATTTTACATTGGGGTGTAAACGAAAACGCAAGTTCTTAATCTATTTTGCTATTGAGTTATTAACAGAACACGTAGAAATGAATATTCCTATTTTTACAGACAAAAAAATAATAGAAACGATAAAAAATAAAATTAATATAATCTACAAACAGGTAAAAAAAAATGAACAAGCACCAAAAACAGGGTATCTTTTTAATAATTCATTTAATGCAGGCAACTTAGAAAAAACAATCAGCAAATTAGAGAAAATGCAATCTATTAATCATATTCTTCATCGCAAATAAGAGTACAACCACTAATTCTTCATTTAATTAATTTCTGTACGTTTTTATATAAATTGTATATATGAGTAGAAAAACACGCAGAAAGGATAAACGATCAAATAAGACAAAAAAAAATAAAAAACGCTTGGTTGTCGGCATGATCGCTGTCCCACTTACACCGGGTAAAAAGTATTTTAGTGTCTGTGGCGATTCATACATAGCTACGTCGCATATTTCTTGGTTAAAGCGCCAAGGTATAAAGGTCATCGCAATTCCTTATACAACAAAGAAATTTAATTATTATATGCGTCGTATTAATGGATTATATTTTCCAAGTGGTGGTGCGTTTGCTGGCAATCAGAAGGAATATTATAATTGTTGTAAAAAGTTTCTTAAGTTAGCAATGAAACAAAACGATAAAGGGCATTATTTTCCAATATGGGGTGGCTGCATGGGCATGCAACAGATGATGATTATTGCTGATGAGCATGATGATTTAAAACATCTATTAACTCGCTTTGACTCATTCAAAAATCTCATGGAGCGCCTCCATCTGACGCCTGAAGGTAAACGAAGCCGCATGATCCGTTATATAGATGCAAAAACTATTAAGAAAATACAAAAAAAATGTTGCACGCTTAATAATCATAAAATGGGTATTAGCCCTGCGAAGTTTAAGAAACATAAAAACCTAGATAACTTTTACAAAATTGTATCATGGAGTCCTGATCGGAAAGGAAAAAAATTCGTTTCTACCATCGAGGGACGCTATTACCCTTTTTATGGAGTACAATGGCATCCCGAAAGAAGCTCAGAGATGGATATTTTTGCAAAGTTTTTCAAATCAGAATTGCGCAAGAATAATAGTAAGTTGCGGAAAACGCGGCGGCGATTAATAAAGAAGGACATAGATTGTTTCAATTATAGTAATTCTCTTTACAAGAAATGTAGATTTTACTGGCATAACCGAACATCAAAACATAATAGGAAACTTTGCAGTTCCGCACAGCTATTAAAAAATAATCCCAACGACACACGCGGCGGCGTTTAAGTAGATGTATCTTTTTAATAAAAAAAAATATCTACTTTTGTTATATGAATTTCTGGAATATAGTTAAAATTATAGCATTGATTGTTGTTTTGGCCCTATTAGGATTTAATATTTTTACTTATTTAGCAAAGGGAACTGATGTATTCGGAAAATATCTGGGATTTGCTGAAAAAAAAATAGAGAGCGGGACTAAGAAAACATTGAATTTTCTTGGAAAAGAGACAAATAAGGTAGGAAAAGCCGTTGTAGGCGGTGTAAAAAAGACCGGTAAGGAAGTAAAACGTGGCGCGAAAGCGGTTGCTTCACCCCTTGCGAAAGCAGTAGATGGTGGTGCGCGCCCGCGTGGGAAACAACAGGGACGTTATAGACGCAATGTAGCACCAGATTCTGCCGGTGATAGTGAAATACAGAGAAAGCCACACAAGGGCTATTGTTACATCGGCTCATGGCAGGGTATTCGCAGTTGCATTGAAGTTCAAAAAGCAAAAGAGTGTCTATCAGGACAATTATTTCCAACACGCGCAATTTGCCGTGATCCACACCTTAGACAATAATTGATAAAATATTAACCAATTATTGTATTTATCTTCCTGTTGCATTATTGAAATACCACTGGAGAGCAAAGTAATGGGGTACTGGCCACGTCTCAGGGCGATCCTGCGACATATCCGGACCATTATCGACAATTGTAGCTATTTCTGTTGTATTCAAAGCATAATCGAAGTAACGTAAATCAGCCAACTCACCATCAAATCCTCCATTCGCCGTCACCCACACATCTCCGTAATTTTGTTTGGCGACCCCTTGAAGCTTATGGCGTACTGCAATAGTCCCGTTTACATATACATCAAGAATATGACCTTCAACACGTATCATAATATTAAGCCACTTATTAAGAGGAATATCATCAACGACCACCTCCTCATCGATTGAGTTAAAGGTATTCATGACCACGACAAGCGAATTCTTCTTGGGATGCAAATACAAACCTGGTGCATTGTTGGGCATCATCATGCCATTATCTCCTACATCACCATTACCTTTGCTAAATATATGCCGCAAGGATCCCGATTTGTATGCAAGCCCACTTATGAAAATCCATGTGGAATAAGTAAACTCAATACCATATCTCTCGTTAGCGGATCTAACAAGCGTAATGGCATTTGCGCCATCAGCCGGATTTTGTGGAATAGTTGTTAACTCTTTTGTATTTTGTTTCCGTCCCCGAATTAAGTAAGGGCTCTTAGTTGGTGATAATATCCATTGAATAAGCTCAGTTCCTAAACGAAGGAGTAGAACAAAACCAATAAGAACAAGAATAATTATTGCGAATTTTGCTACAAGTGTATTGCTCTGGAGAAATTTCTTTGCAGCGGCTCCAGAATTCCTAAATGCCTCTTGTACTTTTGCCATTATATATATAATATATAAGAACAAAATTAGATTTCTATAAGAACAAAATTAGATTTCTAAACTTCCAATCTCGTGGTTATTTTTCATAAAAGCCAACTTGATTCTGTATTTCTCCAAGAAAGACAGATTGGCACCCGAATAACCTTCGCGGTAAATCTCATAGGCTTCACGTGGGTTCAATGCGTGATTAAAGAATTGGAAGCGGGACACTGATCCAGCAAATCCGCCATCTGGGCAAAGGTAGAGCGGTGCAGTACTGGCAATCTTCGGCACACCCTGCATGATGCAAGTCTTAACCAATTTACCATCCACATATACATCAAGCGCCTTGTTATGCAACACGACGATGACATTCACCCACTTCTGAAGCGGTACGTTTGCCACATGGCATGCCTCCGCCGCGCCTCCTGGGAACGTGCCAATTTCGACGCCAAGTGAGTTCTCTTGCGCCCCCAAACTCACTTGTGGTCCTACAACACCTCCTTGTGTTCGGCTGAAAATGATCTTTTTCTCTCCAAACCGATAGTTCCAGTCCTCGACTGCAATCCAGATAGAGTAACTATAGCTCTGCGTGCTTTTCCCTAAACGATTGGCGCCGATACGATGAGATGATTTTGCGTTATGCAATGAAATCAGTGCTTTTGATTTTTTACTAGCGAAAAACCATTTCCAAACTAAGTAAATTACAATAACGAGAACAACACCTAGTATTATTTTACTTATTGCCATGACTATATTATAGGCAAAGAAAGTTTCTAAAGAATCGAAATTAATTAATAATTTTTAATTTGAAAATTATTAATGGACCATGATGTATAATCTATACTCCTAAATAGGATCACATTCATAGAATTTTTAAAAACATCTAAAGAACTATTTTATAATTAGTTTGCCCTGATGTACCTGCACCTTTCACTTTTGAGCGCTTTAAAACCGAATCAGGTAACACTATTTTATAACGCATTTTATAAGGAGCAGGAGGAGCTTTTTTTATTTTCTTCCCTGATGAAGCTGCTAGACCCGCGAGAGAATAATTTCTAAAACTATATCCAAAAATCAAATATCCTGCTAGCATTACTCCTGCAATTGTTAACCAAGAATGTTTATAATAAAAATCTTCTCCACGTTTCAGTATACGCTTATAAAATTCACTTGTCGGCGCCATAACTACAGGAGGATTGCGGTTCTTCAAAAAATTATAAAAAACCTCGATTCGATCTCTAGACAGATTACCAGAATAATAAACAACATTGCAAATGCCGCCACTCAATCCATCCTTCTCTCCAGCAACAACATCACTGATCCGCATATAAGGGACGATTCCTCCTGTCGTAGAGACCAAGCGCGCATTGATAAAAATATCTAGAGTTCCTTTGTCATAATTAATCACAATGTTATTCCACTTTTGCATTGGAAATTTATTTGTTTCATAAACTATTTTTTTAGTTTTACCCGATAACATGGTAATACGTAAAAGGTTCTTTTTCATATTATAGGTGATATTGGGCTTGTTACCATAGTTTAATAGAGAAGTAAATTTATTGTATTTATAACTATGATTAGGTGGTTGTTCATGTAAAAATATCCACGAGGAAAGTGTGTACTGATACTCATAATCATTCCCTTTCCTTAAGTTCTCAAATTTCCCCAGAGGGGTCCGGATATCCGTAAATACTGGATCTCGGAGCAGCATAGAGGACATTTCTGATCTGTCTTTTAACATTTCCTTACGTAATATTGCCAGTTCATGTTTCTCCTCACGTATTTTCTCCATAAGATCCACCACCGCCTTCTGATTACTCCGCACAAAACTCAACGTCGCATCCACATTGGTCGCCGTATATCCTAAACCAAATAACATTAGTTTTACATCCTCATCACTTAAATTTGGCACAGCTTCCCATTTTAAATTTATCCCACCCTTACGTTCCTGTAATGCCTCTTTATTAGTGCTAATGCTATTCTCGGCTCCTTTTATGCGTTGCTTCATAAGTGATATATGATCTGCATCCCGTGGATTCTTCAAATATAAAAAATTTATAATGAGCGGGAGAATGAAATATACAAATAACACAAACACCTCAACGGCAACAAGCACCCACGTTTCATAAGATGTAGTATGTATATCATTCATGATTATCTTAAAAATCATCGCCGGGATGACAAAAACAATTGTCATCAACATCTGTTGAGGTGAAGGGAAATCTTTGGGCAAATGATTTCGGAAAGCATTAAATAAAATGGTGGCAATTGCAACGACAAGACCAAGAACAAGCAAACTATACAATAAATAAGATACCTCTGTATTCGTTGCCGCTAAATAACTTAAACCTACACTAAAAGTGACAATAATGATAGTACTTATCAAAAAAGAAATATATTTTCCATAATTTTTTTCGATGTGCATTAAATTTTTTACAAAGGATGTAGGTGCCTTTCCACCAGAGAAAGGAACATTGAACTGAATAAATAAAACAATAATCAGGGATACTAGACCACTAATTAAGAATGCATTTGTTGTCTTAGGCCAACGTTTATTTATAGGCCATGGATGGGTAATAAAGATTGAAAAGAAGATTAGATAACAGATTGCAAATTGTACTAGAACTGCCTGAAAAGGACAAGAATTAAGAAAGAGGAGAAGAGGGTCTAACCATTTTCTAATCTTATCCCATAACTTCTTAATCTTGTCAATTGTATAATTATAATACTCAATACGACTTTTACGTGAAGAAAACCCTAAGAAAATTAGTAAACCTATTATTAATAATGTTAATATTGTCAGAAATATAGTTACATAATTTAAATGCAATACTGCTGAAAATATTTTATCAAATATATCAAATATATCCATATTAATTTGAACTTAGATTATTTATTTCATATTCTCCATCGTCGTTTTCTTACTATGACAATTAGGGCATAATGCATCTAAATTGTTTACATGGTTGGTACCTCCATCCGCCAATCTAATTTTATGATCAACTTGAAAGCTTGCGTCTAATTGCCGACCGCAATGTGCGCATTTCCAACTTTGTTGTGCAGCCACGAATTTTTTCTTGGTTTCACTCACAGATCTTGAGTGGGTGACACTTCCTGAGTTCATCATCCTCTTTGTTTGTGGTGCAATATTCCCACCGCCGCCATACATCTCTTGGTGGGCATTTGTGAAATCAAATATTGGTGAAATCAGATTTGCTGTATTCTTATCAATTGGCATATAACGAATAATATCATTGGCGTGTTTAAGTAATCCTTGTGACTCAACAGGTTTTTTCTTTATTAAAACATAAAGTGATAAACCTATAAAGGCAAACATTGTCATCTTGAGATACTTCTGCCAACCTTGAAGCATCTGTGTATATTTGCCATCGTAATATGTATTGGCGACTAAGAATCCTGTAACCCCAAAAATCAAAAGTTCAGCCTTCATTATATATACTTACTTATTTATTTTTTAATGCAATAAATTACTAGGAGACTCATAATAACTAGTATTGATATATCGATGTTGCGTCGTCGCACGCGAGCACGTTTTTTTTCTACCATATCCTTAGGCTCATAATGTTTATAATATAATTCTAAAGCATCATAAAAATTAATCTCTTGCTTATCTAAATGTTCATTTATTTTATTATGAATGAAATGCACCCACTTCATAAATTCCATGCGCGAATCTAAATAGGGTGTGACAGGATACTTATCTAATAATTTGGCAAAATTATTTCCTATTTTCTCTGAAGGTATAAACAATGGAAAATTTTGAATAAATTCATAATACTTTTTTTTCGTAACAGTGTTTGGTCGCTGTGGATAATTCATTGAAATTGTAAATAAGAAAAACCAATAGTGGGGACCCCAAACTTCAGGATTCATTATAAGGAAAGAACATAAAAACTATTGTATTTAAACATATAATGACAAAGTACAGCTTCTGTAATAATTGTGGCAAGCAGGGACATTTATATCATCAATGCAAACGACCCATCACAAGTATCGGAATTGTTTGCTTTCGGGTGATGCCGGGGCAAAAACGCGAATATCTCATGATTTGTAGGAAAAATAGTTTAGGGTATGTAGATTTTATGCGTGGAAAGTACAAAGTACACAATCTTTTACTTTTACAAAATCTTATTAATGAAATGACTGAAGTAGAGAAAAATGACTTAATCTCGAAAGATTTCAAAACGCTTTGGACGGCATTATGGGGTGAGTATGTAGGAATGCAATATCGCAGTGAAGAATTATCAGCAAAAGAGAAATTTAAACAATTATCAAGCGGTATTCAATTAAAAAATGGTAAGCAATATAACTTAGAGGATTTAATAAATAACAGCAAGCAGAAATGGAAAACTCCCGAGTGGGGATTTCCCAAAGGTCGGCGAAATTATCAAGAGAACGATATATCATGTGCGCTCCGTGAATTTGAAGAAGAAACAGGTTATAATCGAAAAGCTATTAATATTTTGCAAAATATTATACCATTCGAAGAAACATTTACAGGATCAAACTTTAAATCATATAAGCATAAATACTATCTAAGTTACATTCACAATGGAATCAAACCTGCAGCCAATTTTCAAAAAACCGAAGTTAGTCAAGTTAGTTGGATGAATTTAGAAGACTGCTTGGATCATATACGTCCATATAATTTAGAAAAGAAAGAAGTTCTATTGCAAATTAATAATGCCCTAGAAAAATATAGATTAATCTCATAATATATTAGTATTATGGCAACAACAGAAAATAAAGATGATGCAAGGATAAAGAAACAATATAACTTTCTATATCCTTTATTAACTCAGCCCGACTTTAATATTAAAATCGCTGAAAAGAGAGAATTTAATGATACAAAATACCCTGATGAAGTTATCGATAATATCGAGGCGCACGGAAATTTTCTTTGCAACGAAAAAGAATTTGAATTAATGCCTCATCAAAAATTTGTGCGCAATTTTCTCTCAAGTATGACACCATATAATGGTGTTCTTTTATTTCATGGTCTCGGGACTGGAAAAACTTGCACAGCAATATCTGTTGCTGAACAAACACGAGAATATTATAAACATTTGAATAGTAATAAGAAAATTATCATTATTGCGTCTCCTAATGTAAAGGAGAATTTTAAAACGCAATTATTTGATGCTCGGAAACTAAAACAAGAAAATGGTGTCTGGAATTTGCGCGCTTGCACAGGTAAAACATATTTGAGAGAAATAAATCCCATGAGTATGAAAAACCTTAAAAAGGAGAATATTGTTAAAGAAGTAAATAAAATTATAAGGGCATCGTATCGATTTCTTGGTTATACAGAGTTTGCTAATATCATAAGAAAAATATTATCGACTACGAAAAGTGAGCAGAGTGAGCAACGCGCTTTAAGAAAATATTTCTCTGATACCCTAATAATCATAGATGAGGTCCATAATATAAGACATACTGCGGCCAATCCAAAAAAACGTGTAGCTATAAATTTATTAAAAGTAGTTCAAGCCGCGCAGAATCTAAAATTACTATTTCTCTCAGCAACACCCATGTACAATAGTCACGACGAAATCATTTGGCTTTTAAATATCTTAAATATCAATGATGGGCGAGCTCCTGTACTAAGAAAGGATGTTTTTGATAAAAAGGGAGATTTTCTAATATCCAGCGATGGAGAAGAAACGGGGAAAAAATATCTGGCAAGTAAGTGTATTGGATATATATCCTATTTACGCGGACAAAATCCATACACGTTTCCTTACCGCTTATGGCCTACTGAATTTGCACCAAAAGTATCTCTAGTTAACATACTTGCAAAAACTCCTACCGACTATCCTTCTAAACAGATAAATGGCGAAGTTATTCTTGATCCACCCAAACATCTGGATCTATTTTTAGTTCATATTCAAAAGTATCAAGAGGTAGGATATACTGCACTCTTAGACGAAATTAAAGGAAGGTTATCAGAACTAAAAAAAGCTGATGCTGCATTAGGCTACGAAATGTTAGGAAAGGCAATTCAAGGACTAAACTTAATTTACCCTTATACTACCCCAATCACAAACACGAGTTTACTTTATGGTCAGGCTGGATTAAAGAATACAATGATTTTTAGCAAAAAGAATACAGATTTCAAATATAAAAATACTATTCTTCAGGAATATGGGCGAATATTTTCATTACCCGAAATTAGAAAGTATAGCAGCAAAATGGCTGCCATTATGCATAGGATAAAGAAATCCGAAGGAATAATTCTAATTTACTCACAATTTATAAATGCTGGCTGCATACCACTCGCATTAGCCCTCGAAGAAATGGGGATAAAACGATATGGACGAAAATCTCTTTTTAAAACACCACCTCATCCTCCAATAGACTACAGGACAATGGGCGTAGAACCGCCCACGGGAGAAAATGATATTATTCCAGCAACATATGCTATGATTACTGGAGACCATTCTCTCTCCCCAAATAAAAATAAAAATGAGATGGCAGCAATCACTGGCAGCGATAATCAAGACGGCGCAGAGGTCAAAGTAGTTATCATTTCAAAAGCCGGCGCCGAAGGGCTAGATTTCAAAAGTATCCGCCAAATACATATCTTAGAACCATGGTTTAACTTAAATCGCATAGAACAGGTTATTGGGCGAGGTGTACGTAATTGTAGTCATAAAGCGCTCCCATTTGTTAAAAGAAATGTAGAAATATATCTCTATGGCACTCTTCTCTCTGGAAAAGATCCTGAAGAGAGTGGAGATATGTATATATATCGAAAAGCTTACGATAAAGCAATCCAAATAGGCCATGTAAGCCGTCTTCTAAAAGAAAATGCAATAGATTGTTATCTAAATAGCAGTTATAATAATCTATCTATTGATAAGGTAGTGAAACAGCAACTTTCATCAACGCCGACAGCCCCGCCCATAAATTTTAATATTAAGAGTAAACCATACTCAGCTCTTTGCGACTATATGGAAAAATGTAAATATAATTGCGTACCGGTAGGGGAAATACGTGAGATAAATGATGATACATACAATGAAAGATTTATAATCATGAATATGGATAAAATCGTGGAGAGAATACGGGTCCTTATGAAAGAGCAATTTTTATACAAGCGTCATGATCTTATTGCGCGAATTAGAGTCCGTAAAGATTATCCAATGATGCAAATTAATGAAGCATTAAGTTTTTTAATTGAAGATAAAAATGAATTTATTACAGATATGTTTGGTCGTCTAGGCAACTTAGTTAATATTGGTGAGTACTATATGTTTCAGCCATTGGAGATAGAAAACACGCAAATATCATATTTTGATCGTACGCACCCTCTCGCATATAAACGTAATACTATAGATGCGCGCAGCACCCGCCGCCCTAAACCTAGTTCAAGACGTAGTATTATGGATAGACTTTATGAATATCAAAAATGTATATATACTGAGGACAGCTGCCATCATCTTGAATATTCGGAATCATACGCTGCCATCCAATTTTTGGCAGAAGCGCCGTTTAATTTAGATCGCAATATTCTACAAACATTTATGTATAGTCATATCTTTGATAGTTTATCTTATGCAAATAAATTAGAATTACTCAATATCTTATGGGATTCTGGGAGGATACAAAATGATTTTAACCAGACATTGAAGAGAGTGATAACTACTGACTTTATTCTTGAAGTAACAACTGGACAAGCAAAAGTACCAAAACAACATATTCTACCTGTAGTTGAAAAACTTGCTAATCGAAAGATAGAAAAAAGAATATTAATACTCAAGGATAAATGGGTACTTGCCACTAAGACAGATTTAGTAGACTTGGGACATATGTATGATATAGCTATTGAAGATAAATACCAAAAAGATAATTTTAATAATATAATCGGGTTTATGGGAACCATAAAAGGCAGCGGATTTAAGTTTAAAGTGATTGATATTAAAAATAAGTCCAAGCGCAGCCGTCGCGGATTCCAATGTGTTACACAACAAAAACAAAAAACCTTAGAATTATTGAATACAT